CTCAAAGAGAATATCACCCCAGATGCATTTCATTTCAGGGCTCATAATCTAATTCAAAATCAATGGTTCAGATCTCAGGATCTTCAAGACAGCGTAGAGGTTCCAAAGGATGACGGTCCTGATGACCCGGCAATATATTCTTTGTACAGAAGAACAAAACGTTACGATTATTTTACTTCTGCACTTCCATTTCCACAAAAAGGACCTTCAGTAGAACTCCCCCTGGGCCAATCTGCTGATATAAAGTTCGATGATATAACTGGATATACAACTGGCCAAGACGATAATTACACCGTATTACTCAATAACGCTTCTAACGTTGCTCAGGCATACGGAAGTCCAACAAAAGATGCATTAGGAACACTCCTAGCTGCAAACCAAGCTGCAAATTTATATGCAGATCTATCAGAGGCTACAGCTTCAAACGTTAACAATTTAAGAGAGGCATTTCAACTACAGAGGCTACTCGAAAGAGATGCCAGAGGCGGAACTCGTTATCGTGAAATCCTCATGAGCCACTTCAAAACAGACACAGGAGACGCACGCTTACAGCGACCTGAATATCTTGGCGGTGGAACAGCACCTTTGAACGTAACACCGATACCGCAAACAACTCCGACAGGTATCGTAGATGGTGTCACTCCTCAAGGAAACTTAGCAGCTATTGGATATTCTTCAAATTCAGGAATAGGATTCACAAAGTCTTTTGTAGAACACTCAGTAGTGATCGGTTACGTATCAATCAATGCAGATTTAACTTACCAAAATACATTATCTAGAATGTGGACCCGTCAGACAAAATATGACTTCTACTGGCCCGCATTAGCATTTTTAGGCGAACAAGAAATACTCAGACAAGAAATAGACTGTACAGATACAAAAGCCACAAACGAAGAAGTTTGGGGCTATAACGAGCGTTGGAGCGAATACAGATACTTCCCAAGTAAAATAACTGGAAAAATGCGGTCAATAGACCCACAGTCATTAGACGTATGGCACTTAAGCGAGGATTTAATTGATCCTCAGCTAAACGCGGACTTCATTCAATCAAACCCACCTATATCAAGAGTCATTGCTGTACCATCAGAACCGGAATTCGTATTCGATTCTTATTTCGATCTAATCTGTACTCGCCCGATTCCTGCTTATAGTCCTCCGGGATTGATAGATCATTATTAGGAAAAATCATGGATCCTGTAACAGCTTCATTAATAACTGGCGGAATCATGGGCGGAGCTTCCCTTTTCGGAAGTATGTCCTCCGCTTCAATGTCAAAATCATTAGCTAAAAAGGTGATGGCATTTCAAGAGAGAATGAGCAACACAGCGCATCAACGACAGGTAGCGGACCTGAGAGCGGCAGGATTAAATCCTGTCCTAAGTGTAACAGGCGGAAAAGGTGCCTCCACCCCGACCGGGAGCCTAGCAAGTGTCCCGGATTTGGGATCCTCTGTACTCAGTGGTGCCTCAGCTGCGACAGCGCTGCAGAGTATGAAAGCGAATGTACGTAAAACCAATACAGAAGCAGTAAAGGGCGAAGTTGATAATTACTTCGACAAAAAAGCAAAACAGCAATTCGAGAATAGAAGTCCAGAATATCAAGAGGCAATGTTAGCCGGTAGAATAGCTAATAAGATGGGCGTTTCACCAAATTTAGGCGCCTCAGCAGAGGGAGCCCGCGGAGCAGGATCCGTTGGAGCCGGAGCGTTCACTGCATTACGCGAACATGCGGATTATTACAAAAATGGAAAACGAATCAGACCTGACAGAAGTAAGGGAACTATTGAACGCCCAAAGGACTATTCACCGGACAAATACTATTACGACTTGGACACGAATAGGTGGTATCCTACCGGAGATTATTTCGAAAATTACAAAGAGAATGGACAGTGGTATTTTAGAAGAAAGAGGTAATTTATGCGATTCAGAAGAAGGATTAAAAACAGATCACGTTCACCACGAAAAGCCGGCAGAAGGTATTTCTCAAGAACTGCCCGGCGAACGAATAGAAGAAACAGAGTCCGACCGATGCGTGGTGGATATCGGTTATAAAACAACTCAGAAAAAAGGGGCCCCCTTCGCAAGAAATTGAGGGGGTTCTTTTTTCGTTACAATTATAGGCGCGATAATCATGACATGTTTTCACCCGATAAAAGCGTACGAACTCATAGACGCGGAAAATCCCTCCGGAAAAAAAACAATCGTATTCCATGAAACTCACATAGGAAAACACGATTACACTCATATCACGGTCCCTTGTAATGGATGTTACGGCTGCCGTATCGATTATAGTAAGCAGTGGGCGATTCGTTGCTTTCACGAATCGCTCGGTTTTTCCGAGAACAGTTTTATCACACTCACAATCAACGAAACGAACATGAACAAATATAGAACGCTAATTAAAAGCGAACATCAAAAGTTCATGAAACGACTACGTAAAAAAAGCAGTGTGATAAGGGCTGAGCTCGGAAAAGAACCGAAGAAAATAAGATATTTCCACTGCGGTGAATACGGAAGTAAAAAAGACCGTCCCCACTATCATACCCTCCTGTTCAACTTCGATTTCCCGGACAAGTATATTTGGGACAAGCGTGACGGTTATCGTGTTTACCGTTCACCCATGTTAGAAGAACTATGGACCATGGGATTTTCATCCATTGGAGAAGTAACATACGAGAGTTGCGCATATGTGGCCCGGTATATACTAAAAAAAATGACCGGGACCTTAGGTAAAGAATATTATAAAAAAGTCAACTTCGAGACCGGCGAACATTGGAAAGTACTCCCTGAATATACAACTATGTCGAGGCGACCCGGAATAGGCAAAAAATGGATTAAAGAGAACTATTCCGATGTATATCCTAAAGATTATTTCACGATTAAAGGAAACAAGTTCAAACCGCCGAGATACTATGATGCGATATATGAATACAAAGAGCCGGAAAAATTTCTTGAAATAAAAGAGAAAAGAGGTATTGCATTATTGGATAAAGCTGATAATATAACTCCTCAACGATTAGCCGTACGTGAAGAAATATTAAAACGCAGATGCAAGAAACTAATCAGGAGCTTCGAAAATGGTACTCAAACTTTATAGCGTCTATGATAGAAAAACTGAGATCTATCATCCTTTCTACATGTGTCATAATGATGGTCATGCAGGTCGTGTCCTGTCGGATGTCTTTTCAAACCAAAACTCAAATTATTATAGACACCCTGAAGATTTCCAAGTTTATGAATGTGGAACATTCAACGATACAACCGCGGAGATTAAGCCAAGAAGTAAACCACGGTTCTTATGTCATGGAACCCAACTAAAAGAAGGATTAAAGAATGGAAACAATCATCACAAAAAGGAAGAACGGATCCCGGAGAGTCCAGAGGAAACTGGATCAGAAAAGTAAGGTCGAACAATCACATCGTTCGATAGTCAATATCAACTCAATCGTAGCCCGGTATAAACAGACCGGATATCTACCCGATCCAAACGTAAAACCGACCTACGGAGATTTCACTAAATTCACCGATTTTCACGACTGCAAAAATCGGATCCAAAAAGCGCATGCGGATTTCTTAAATTTGTCAAGCGAAATCCGGAAACGTTTCAAAAATGATCCGGGACTACTCATCGAGTTCCTAAATGACCCTAGCAATCGATCTGAGGCGATAGAACTCGGATTGATAGTCAATGTACCCGATGAACCGAGTTCGTCCAATACAGAGCCGGCTGGACCCCCTCCTGAGGGACCTGAGGTCCGGACTGAACCCCCGAAACCGAATATTGAGGGGACGTAGCACAGTTGTCATTACTAGATATAAACTGTGCGGACTGACACCTTACCTATTTTAACATGCAAAAAAGGTCAAGAACAATGATACAAAACAGACGACAAAAATCAGTCATGAAACACGATTTTTCACGTGTTCCATCAACTCAAATTCCAAGGTCAAATTTCCGCCGTTCCCACGGCTACAAAACCACCCTCTCAAGTGGTCTAATTATCCCAATATATGTCGATGAGGCATTACCAGGTGATACATTCAATTTAAGAATGTCTCATGTGGCCAGATTGGCCACTCCGATAGTTCCTTTTCTCGACAACACATATTTAAACTTTTTCTTCTTTGCATGCCCCCTGCGTTTAGTCTGGGACAATTTTCAAAAGTTCATGGGTGAACAAGATAATCCGTCTGATACAACTGATTATTTGTGTCCAACTGTCACCGCGCCGGCAGGTGGTTTCACGATAGGTTCTCTGGCGGATTATTTTG